TTTTGTTCTTCTGTGAAAGAGTAATAAAATCTGATAAGTCTCTTAAAGCCTTAAAATCTCTTTCTTTATTAGGCAAGCCAATTGTTTTTTCTAAAGATCTCTGAACAACAGTCAAGGCATCTAGTTTAGTAACTTGACGCTCTACAGGAACATCATTATTTGAGAGACTAACAATCTCAAAAACTCTATCTCTTAAATACTGAGCCTTTATTTTTTCTTTTGAAATGTTTTTGTTCATTAAAAGTCACCACCAAGTTTTCTAGGTAGCAAATCTGCATCTCTACTCTCATAACCAAGTGTTGAAAGTTCTGCAGCCCTATCAAAAGGGTTTTCTCCATCTTTAACGGCTCTTAACCAAGAGGCGCGAAGGGGAGTAGTCGCTTCATAACCCATCTGGGAGTACTCTGCCATAGCAAGTATTGCTTCCTCTGGTGTTTCATAATAACTCTGGTCTTTTAATTCTACAGTTAATTCTCTATCTATATAAATCTCTTCAACTAAATCTGGAAGTTCTTTTCTTTCTTCCATATAGTTTTTAATTGCGTCTTGATTAATTAAATTGTCTGGAATAACAGCAAGACGACACTTACCTAAATCTTCAATCTCAAGTGCAACTATTTGACATACGTCGCCCTCTTCGGTTTCCTGATAAAAAACACAGTGGGCACAGATAACTCCAATTTTTGCATCTTCATTTTCTGCAGCAGGAGTGTAACCAGCCCAAACACCAACACCATCTTCATTAAATTTTCCGTGCTTTTCAACGACAGATAAAATTGCGTTAGCCAAATCTTGTTCTTCTGGAACTAAAGCAGATGCAGTTAAAGAAGAGTTAGATTTTTTAGTGGATCGAGGATGAGACGATGGAAGTAAATCATTATCTGCTACATAAGCAGAGTTGGAAGGCTTTCCAGATTTTAAAAGTTTTAGAAACGCATTAACTCTGGCAAATGCCCAACCATTTCTAGACATACCTGGTCTGTGTGAAACAGAGTAAGCTCCAGCACCACGACGGAAAACGGCTTTTAAAGTTCCCAGAGTAGTTTTACGACCTTTTGGAACCGTTTCATTGTGTTTAGAAACTTTTTCTTTTAAAGTTTTTTCTACAGACTTAGAGAAAACAACTTTACGAGCAGACTTTGAACTAGAAGCAGATCCTTTTTTATTTACTTTAGAACCTTTAATTCTGTCTTTTTTAGGGGCAGGAGTTTGAGAGATAGTGCGTTTTGCAGCAGCAGTAATTGGTCCGCCACCAACCCAAGCGCGACATGTTCTAGCAGAAGCACATTTAAAATCAAATGCTTCGCAGTAACCTAACTCACCTGCTTCATCAATTGCGTCAAAAGTATCTGAGTCGCCAGTTAAACCAGACTGAATGCAGTCTTTCATTGATGGAGAAATATTAAATACAGCGCAATTACCACAACGCTGTTGTTTTGCTGTTTCAGTATCCACAGACCACTCGTCTGCAAGTGTTTGCCAATACTCTTCGTTTGGTTCTGCAGGATTTAGCGGACCATACATTGCTGTGTCTATAGCATTTTTACGATTTTTAAGATTAAGACCAATGTCTTGAGTGGGGGCAGGACAAGAAGTCTCTTCAGTTTTAACAGGTTGCTCTTGCAACTCTTGTAAAATTTTTGTAGAAGAAGTGTCAGGTGAATCAGGAGACATTATCTTTCTTGACCTTCTACTGGAGCTTCAGTATTTTCTGGACTTAATGCGTCTTGAACTTCTGAAGGCAAAGATTCATCAGGCTTACTTGTTTCTTCAACAGGTGTGGTGCTCTCATTTGCAACATTTTGTTGATCTAAAACTTGTTGAACCTCTGGAGGTATTGGAGCAACAGAAGATGCTTGCTGCGCACCGCGAATACTTTCCATAACTTCAGGGGCAACTGCTCCAAGCATCGCCTCTGTTAATTCTGGAGTGACAGATCCCTTTTCAACCATCATTCGAATTGCAATCTCATTTGGTGAAGGTGCATCAGCGGCAGAGAACCCGTGAGCACGACGCCAAGTGTCATAAGAAACGGCACCGCGATCAAAACCTGCGTCAGCATCTGTTGCACGGTCATTACGAGTTGCAATTGCTGATGGGTCGTACCAAACAACCATCTTCTTAACTTCTGCTTCAGGATAACCCTGAGCAATTAAATATGGTCTTAGGTAGACAACTGTTAAAGCATCTGCAATTAAAAGCATCAACGGTTCAATGTGTGCCTTATATAGAGACTCATCAATTTGAAGTGCGTTTGAGTACTTAACATTTGCTAAACCTGTAACAATATCTTTTGGAACATCTAAGCCTTGCAAAATTCTTTCTAAGACACGGTCTGCACGTTGTGCAAGCGCTGGGTCGAATGAACGCTCAAACTTAAATTGTTTAATCTTGTCGCCAAGTTCTGCTGGACCACGAATGATTAGAGGAACAACTGCTGATGCGGACTCTTCATCACGAATCGGAGTTGTCATAGCGTCCATTAATTGCTCTTCAAACTCATCCTCTGCTTCTTCAACAGTGAAACCTGGATTTAATTCATCATCAGAGTCATATGGAAAATCACCATCGCCTTGTGCGGCAACTGACAAACCATCTGGTAAATAAAGAGCACCTGCGTTTAAGCGAGAACGTGCTGTTGCACGAAATGTTCTGTTAAGGAGGAGTAGTTCAGCACAAAGATCTAACAAACCGCGAAGTGAGGAATCTGCTTCATCTGAGTAGCGTGGATGTGAGCGCCAAATTCTTCCAATAAAAGCATTTTTACCTAATCTAATAGATGTATTTTGATTAGCAGCACTGTTTCCTTGGCTTACTGCTTGCTCTCTTCTACCAATAACATTAAAACCACCGCGAGCATCTGCCATAACTTCATCTACAGAGCGAATATCCCAAGAATCTGGAATACCTTGACTTGGTTTACCAGGAATATTAATTAGGTAACACTCGCCAGACACGACTAAGTTAAGTGCTGCATCTCTTAACAAACCTGACTGACCACCGTATGCAGAATCTAAACGAGCAACTGCTCTTTCTGCAGCAGCGGCAAGTCTTTGATCTGTTACATCTGAATTTGAAACTGGAGTAGGTGATTCTGCAGGATTATCTACACTTGCAGCAAAAATTCTAATTCTTGAAACTACAGAAGCAACTAAATTAAAAGCGTACTTAATTTCACCGATTGCGTCGTAGTATTCCCATGCTTCTGCTTGCCAACCAGATGAACCAGCAGCACGGCGAGAGCGAAATTGTTCAAACTCTCCCTTATCGTTAATTTTTATTTGAGCAGCCGCCGCAGTTAAAGAGCGAGGGGAAGAATAGTTAACAGGGATAGCTGGTTGCAAGAACAGAGACGAAGGACCTGTAATTTGAGGTTTAGAAGCGCCCGTAATTACTGATGGCTTTTCTTCTCGTCTAAAGACGCCCACTACTTCTCCTTGCTGTCTCTGTTGCGGAACATGAATTATTTATCTTCATGTGCGGTCAACAAACCTGCTATTGCTGAAAGGGATAAAACCAAGACAACAATATCGGTCGGTATAGGAATAATGATACGCGATATTTGGATAAGTGAGGCTACCCAAATGGACATACACCACTCGCATGTCAAAAGATATCCGAGTTTACTCGTCTCAGGGGGTCTTTTCTTCCAAAACCAATTCCTAAAACCAGCAAGTAACTCGTCTCTTGTTATTAATCTGGTAAGCCTATAAGTAGCAAGACCTAAAAGCGTGAGTTCTACAAAAGTCATTGAAACGGATCAGCCTCCGATGTCAATATACCTTTGTGAGGCGCCCAACTCCTTAAACGACTCCCACAACCACAATTATTATCTTTTCTAAAGGCTAAAGTTTTTCCAGAAATGGTTTGGACTTTAGTAATGTGATTGTCTTGAATCATCTTTGCCAACTCTTCTCTAAAAATTAACTTAGGCCCCATGGGAGAGTCGATTGCAATCATCAAAACATTATTTATAACCACAACCCTCGTTCTGTCTATTCTCTTT